ATTGAGGATGAGGTGGCCCAGCTCTACGTCAAGCGTCGTCAGATAGCCAGCACCACCTACTACGAGATCCAGCCACCACGTAAATAGAGATAGAGTATGCCTACACAGATACGAGAGATCCGTTACCGCGGCTTCTCCACAAGCCCCGACGACTATGCAGTGCCCGACGGGGATCTCGAAGGGGTATCAGGTCTTGTCCCCGAGGATGAGGCGTTGAAACCTATTCAGCCACCAGCTGCAATCTTTGACCTCCCGAAGGGCAAGACGATCGACCACGTACATGTGACCCCGTCATTTCGCCACTATATCCTTCGAGATCCTGAGACGGGAGAGCTCGCATATACCAAGGACGGGGGGACGTTAGTACCGCTCGATAGCGTGGGCAAGGATATCATAGAGATACAGAGCGTCGGTAACACGCTCCTGGTGCTCACCCCTACGGGTATGCACTACTTCCTTTACAAGGACTCTACGAAGGGATACATACACCTGGGAGATCAGATACCATTCCCCAAGGTGTCCTTTGCTCTCAAGACTAAGGAGGTGGTAGTAGAGGAGGTCTTCGATAGGGGGCGGGATCGCGAGCAGCAGCTGGCGTCGCTACTCAATAGGATGCGAGCCAAGCACTACGACAAGGAGGGTAAGTTCATCTTCCCCTTCTTTATCCGCTATGCTCTCAGACTCTATGACGGCTCTACCACAATGCCGTCGCCCCCCGTGCTGATGATCCCGAATACCTGCAATCGGTTTATGTTTAGCGGAGGAAAGATAAAGCTATCGCTATCTGTGAGCGACCTCTCCCACGCGCTTGATGACCCCGAGGATTACAAGCGACTGACCAAGTGGGGAGACGTCGTGAAGAGCGTAGACTTCTACATCTCGTCACCTATATACACCTGGGATCAGGAGCACCCACTCACAGGCAACGGCTCTGTGCTTGATCCGCTCGGCCTTATCCTTCGTCCCTTCTCTATATCCAAGGCTTACTCAGGCTTCACCCCTGAGATACGTGGCACGGGGCGTTATCAGCCGTGGATCATACCTGGCGAGTGGGAGGTGAATATCTTAGACCCGACGGCATGGCACGATAACAAGTGGTACGCCCTCAATAACTCAGAGCGAGTAGATGCTCAGCTGAGGGGTGTCAGTTCATTCTACCTCATCAAGTCTGCCGAGATCAAGCCTGGTGTTATATCGCTAAGCCATGAGCTGGATATGCGCTTCGACAAGGAGGGTTTCCTGGAAAATATCGCCACGTATGAAACGCTCACCGACGACGTGAAGTCTCACCATAAGACCGTGCCGACGAGTGCGTATATCTACAACTCGCGCCTCAATATCACGGGCCTCTCCGAGCAGCTACTCTCACAGAGTGACCGCTGGAGGATATTCCCACACACCACTCCAGTGGCGAGCCATTTCTTGTATATGTTCTTCGTCCTCAAAGCCGACGACGGGGAGGATGTATATATAAGTGCTGGCGTATATTCGAGTGTCGACGTAGACAGGCTACTGACATTCGTCTATTGCCCGGATCATAGAGCCTACAAGATGGTAGCATATAAGCAAGAGGCGGCTGGGGGGACCTGGGTGTACAAGAAGCTGGAGCGAGATCTCTCCAAGCACAGCTTCCTTTCAGGCTCTTATGCTATGGGGGGGCACCTGGCTCCACTCGAAGGGTGGGGGAGTTCGACGGAGCGCGATCTCCGCGCATTCGAGGCTAAGGTGCAAGCAACGTCTAAACGCACCTTCCCGCTACCCAATAAGGTGTACACCTCGGAGGTGAACAACCCGTTTAACTTCCCGACGCGTGGGGTGAATTCGATCGGTACGGGTAAGATCCTCGGGATCAGCGCGGCCACGAAGGCTCTCTCCGCTGGGCAGTTCGGTCAGTTCCCTCTCTATGCCCTGTCTACCGATGGCGTATGGGCACTCGAGGTAGCCAAGGACGGGACATATACCGCCAAGCAGCCGATCTCACGTGACGTGTGTATCAATCCAAAGAGCATAACGCAGATCGACAACGCTGTGCTGTTCACCAGTGAGCGTGGTATCATGATGCTGTCAGGCTCGCAGTGCGTGTGTATCTCCGACTCGCTTGATCCAAACCGAAGCACCTCATTGAAGAGCCTGCCAAAGTCCGACGAGCTATCCAGGGAGGCTGGCATACC